ATACGATAAAATACATTCATATATGCTATTTTTATCTTTTCATAAACTTCAAAAAACTCTATTAAAGGCTCTTGTTCACCTTCTGGTGTTATACCAACATCATCCATTGAATCATCGTCATAAAGAAATGTTTTTTGATCGCCAGTTCCTAGAGGTCTTCTAGTATAAGAAAAATTAGTATTTTCATCGCTACTTGCTTTTTCTATTTTTCTTTTATGTTCTGGAAACAATTTAATTAAATGACTTTTAGGAAGAACTTTTCTTATCATTATATAAGAAGCATCCCTAAACATAATATCTCTAGATTTTTGATCTACATAAATATCAAAAGG